TCCACTCAACCATCTCAAACACCATGATCACCGTCATCACCTTCTTAACCCTCACTAGCGCTCTGTTCGCTGTTCAATACAGCCACCGTTAAAAAGTTGACCCATCACTTCCATCTAACCACTTGACCCTCGTCCATCAGGCGGGGGTTTCTTATTGCTAATGAATACACTCATCGCCACATCGCTATACATGCTGACCAGTTGGTACGGGCCAGGATTCCACGGGAGATTAACGGCCAACGGTGAGATTTATAACCAATACGCCATGACAGCAGCCCACAAGACACTTCCATTCGGAACACGGCTCAAAGTCTGCCTAAATCGATGTGTAATAGTCCGAGTCAACGACAGAGGCCCATACATCAGCAATCGTGATCTAGACCTCAGCTATGGCGCAGCGACTGAAATCGGTTTGATAGCAAGGGGTGTGGCCAACACGCAAGTTCTGCGCGTAAGACAGTAATTGCAAATTTGACAATCCTTGCACTATTGGGATCAAATACCTATCAGCACTGCATAACTATAGGGCTATGTTTGACACATGGCTTCACATAGATCAAACCGAACACAGGTGCTGCTTACTGAGGCAGTTGATGATCAGGTCGAAAAGCTTGCAAAGAAAACTAAACGCAGCAAGTCAGCGATGTGCGCAGAACTGATCGAGTTCGCCTTGAAACACAGTTCTTGCAGAAAACCCTCAAGCAATCAAGACACTCAAATCGATGAACCAACCTTAATAAGGTTCACAAAGCTTATTAAATTACTAGACTCACTGGACTAGTTCGTGACTATATACACACCTAAATAGTTCATTTCAAACATAAATAGTTAAAAGCTGCTGGTATCACTAGGGTTGTCCCTTTTTTGCCGTTTTTGCATGGCTTGCATAACCTACACTTTGTGTGTATAACTGATGCATCGACAGGCAACCCGCCCCGATCAAATAGCTCAGCCCGAAGAGCTCATAGAAATGGCCCCGTTTTTGAGCCGACAAGTCAAAAACACCGCCCAGTTCCTACCGGAGGGCGTTTGAAATTGGTAGGAACCTAAAAACAGGAAGAACAGACCGCAGGTTTAATGTTCATCACTTCCACATAACCACAAAACACGAGAGTTAAGCCATGCGCTACTTGCCAAAAACGCTAAAAGCTCGACTCATCGAAGACCTAACGGACCAATCTAGAAATGCAACCAAAAATTGCATACAACCAGCCTCTCTTGGCTATGTCTGGTCACCTTCTCAGCTCAAGTACACCCCCACTAAAGATTCAATGACCAGCAAACCCCCAAGAACTTATGACGTTTATTTTGTTGATAAAAACAACAAACCAGCTAAGTGGGAGATCTATGGAAACACCGCATTCAATGCCCGCTGTGTAGTTGAGGAGCTAAACCCCGGCTGCAAAATCAGGCGTGTGCTTTTACAAGACAATTCTGATTGGTAAATATGAAACGAATCCATAACACAAGTGAGTTAACCCAGGACCTAAGCGAAGCAACAGACTACGAACTAGCAATCGCTTATTACTGGGCTGATGAGGATGACGCCAAATATCCGCTCTATCTAATCAAAGAAGAGATGGATTATAGAGACCTAACCTTCAATGACTTAGAAGGAATGTTATTTGATTACTGATTTCCACCTAACCAACCACGGGAGTTCATGCCTGAAGACCTCAGCCTCGTTAGTCGTCAACTACAGCGCGAGACTCAATCACAAGAAGAAGCACGCATCCGCCTACAGACCAAAACCAGAGCAGCAGAGGACAAATCCTATGCATCCAGCACGATCTACGGGCAGAAAGCTGTCAAAGCCCTGCTTGATCCTGTAGCCACATGCATCACAAAAAGGTTATTCACACTTAGACGTGGTTCAGCTGCTGTTGATGCAGTTGAGGTCTACAAGCATTTAGCTGACGCCGATCCTCAATCTCTTGCATTAATCACTATGAAAGTTGTTCTTGATGTATTAGGTAAAGAGCCCGAGCCTGGTTTGCAAGAACTGACCACAAAGATTGGGGCCGCTGTTCAGTTAGAGCTTCGGATGATCTACTACTCCGAGCAAGAACCTGAACTTTATAAGAAAACTGAGTTCTTCTTCCACAAATCAGCTGGTACACAGCAAAAAGCAACCGTCTTTAAGCGTGCATTCAATAAAGAAAAGATTGAATGGGAAAGGTGGACACGCACCACTAATCACAAGGTTGGAGCTTGGTTGATTGTCTGCCTAGCTGAAACCACGGGCTGGCTTGAACGAAAGACAATTCAACACGGCAAGAAAAAGAAGCGGGTGATGACATACACACGAGAGTTTCTCGAGCAGCGTGACACCATCATTGCTGCCGCTGAATCTTTTGCGTTCTGTCAATGGCCGATGCTTTGTCCACCAGTTGACTGGTCAAACGATCAATCAGGTGGCTACCTAACCGAATCAGTGAGGCAATCTAACCCGCTAATTCGTAAAGCTGGTTCATTGGGCCCATGTAAGCAAGGCGACATTCCTTTGGCCATGTTGAACACTCTTCAACATCAGGCTTACAAGGTGAATCCCTTGGTCTTTGCCGTAGCTGATCACTTCTACGAGCACAAGATTTCAGTTGGAAAATTCCGCTGTGATGCTCCGATGCCTCTACCAGAAAACACCCTCACTGAAGATGCTTCTGAGGATGAGGTGAAGGTATACAAAAGAGCAAGGACAACGGCTGAAAACTACAACTCAATGCTCCCCCAGAAAAACTGGAGGACGACTGAGGTCATGTATGTAGCTCGAAAATATGCCTCTGAAGAAAAGTTCTGGACACCCGCATCGTTTGACTACCGAGGCCGTGTCTACTTTCAAAACTCCGCACTCAACCCACAAGGGACGGACTTCGATAAGTCTCTTCTTTTGTTTGCTGATGAAGGACCAGTTAACGAGTACTGGCTCGCCTTCAGCGCAAGTACGTGCTGGGGCTTGGATAAAGAGACGATGGCCACGAGAGTTAAATGGACCCGATCCAATACAGATCTAATCAAGCGCATTGCTGCTGATCCCATTCACAACCATGAATGGCGTGAAGCTGACGAGCCCTGGTGCTTCTTAGCCTCAGCGCTCGAATACTCGGCATGTGTACTTGAGGGTACTAAGACCACATCCGGTCTTCCTATTGGTATTGATGCCACCTGCTCAGGTCTCCAACATCTCTGCGCGATGACTCGCGACGAGGCTGGAGCCTTGGTCAACGTCACACCAACCGAGAAACCAGCTGATGGCTATCGAACTGTGGCTGAAAAAGCTAAGGAGTATCTACCTGAAAAGTATCACGAGTGGATGAACCGTAAGGTCACAAAACGCTCTGTGATGTGTACGCCATACGGGGTGACTCAAAACTCAGCCCGCAACTACATAAGGCTAGCCCTGAGAGAGGAAAAGCGCGAGTTCGAAAGCACAGACCTGACCTCTATCACCAACGCAATATTCCGAAGGGCGATCCCCGAAATCTTCCCCGGAGCGATTGAAGTGATGAAGTGGCTTCAGGGTTCAGCCCTGGAAATCATGGATAGAGGAGAGGAAACCATCCAATGGACCACAGCTTCAGGCTTTGTGGTTACACAGGATCTCCGTCACTCCAACACAGTCGAGGTCAAGACCCGGCTTATGGGTGGAGCTCGAGTCAAGTCAATCATTGGTGATGGCTACGCCGGTCCAGACCGTGCTCACCACCGCTCAGCACTTGCGCCAAACGTAGTGCATAGCGCCGATGCTGCCCTCTTACATCTGACCTTCGCCTACTGGGACAAGCCCTTTTCCGTCATTCATGACTGTGTGTTGGGCCGCTCCTGTGACATGGATCAGATGGCCTCCGATATTCGCCTGCATTTCTCCGAAATGTACAAAGGTGATGTGCTCGAGGACTGGGCAAAAGAGGTTGGCGTTCAAGTCCCCAATGGTTTGATTAAAAACACCCTCGACATCAACAGTGTCAACGATTCCCACTACTTTTTCTGCTGATGGAACGTATTTACGACGACAACGCGACATTGGTTGAACGCATCATGGCCTACGTGGCGAATGATGAAGAAATCAAGGCCGCAGCACTCGCTAAAGTTGGTGACCACCTGGAAGAATGCTATACCTGGGAAATAGATTTCTATTAAGAAATCTTATTTCCACATGACCACCGGACCATGCCAAAGATCACGAGTGATCAAGCGTTTAGGGCCTTCCTAATCACTGAGCTCCTTCGATCCACGGGAGAAAAGGAGTTCCCAATGCAGCTTGCCTCAATCTTTTTCTGGATTGCTTCCCACAACGGATGCCGTCAAGAGGACGTATCAAAGGCTTGCAGCATTGCCGCTTCCACTGCGAGTCGGAACATCACCTGGCTCGGTCCTAGGCACAGGCTGGAGCATCGCTCTGGCTTACGGCTGGTCATTAGGAAACAGGACCCGAATAACCACCGGGCCTGGCGTTTGTTTCTCACGCCTAAAGGCGAGCAGTTCGTAAGGCTGCTGGAGAACCAACTCAACCTGCCGACTTCAACTTTGGAGAAGGCCGTCGTTTCTATCAAAGAGCAAATCTCACATGACAGCCCAGACGATCAAGACGATGGGTCAGGCGTATGACTCGACATGGCGTCTTAAATGGCGACACTCAAAGGCTTGTAAGACAGCCAAGATCAACGCCAAACACGTACTCGACTATGCAGGTCGGTCTCTTCCACTAAGCCGCGTGAAAAAAACTTCATGGTGGCTGGAGTTCATCTCTGACCTCAGGGATGAGGGCCGCAACACGTCAACCATTAACCGCATCGTGAGTAACGCCACGACGATGGTTCGGTTCACCCGTGCTGCTGGCTTACACGAAATCGACGTGCCTCCGTTCCTCCGTCCTAAGGAGGGCGAACACAGGATGACCTACTTCTCTAAGGAGCAAGTGCAGCAGCTGGCATTCACAGCTGTGGACATCTTCGACAACAAGGCATTAGCCGACGCGATCATCTTCTCTGCCTACACAGGCGTCAGACAAGGGGAGCTACTGAAGTTGAAGTCCGAAGACTTTGACCCGGCACTCAACCAAATATGGGTTGGTGGTAAGCCCGGACGCGATACCAAAGCAGGTGACTGTCGCAACATCACTTTGCATCCACTTGTAGAACCAATCGTTAAGGACCGATTAGCTCAGGCCTATCTCTTTAGAGATGACTGGACTAACAAAGATCAGCTGTACGCAGCTTTCAAAAAGGTCCGCAAGTTCTGCAGCATCACAGAGGACCACTGTTGGCATTCACTGAGGCATTCCTTCGGGACCTTCCTCGGCGAACAAACACACCCTCGCCAAATCATGGCGCTGATGGGGCACAAGCAAATCTCAACCAGCTTGAGATACGTGAAGGCCACAGACGCTGCCACTAGATCCGCTGTTCTCGCTATCTAGGCGGGACTAGCGTTTGTCAGAAAACACCCTTTTACCTGTCTGATACCATTCCACGGGAGACTCGGCCTCCGCTGAGATCCATTGGCCCATCTGGCGGAATTGGTATACGCGCTGGTTTTAGGTTCTGACATAGAGAAAAGGGCTTAGTGGAACTCAGGGGGCTTCGGTCCCCTTTTTCATTGGGCTTTTGGCATTTCCACTTAACCAACCAACCACATCTCGAATCTAATGAGCGTCTTCTCTTCTGATTACGTCGAAATCGATGCCGGTCCTTTGGCATCACAGGCCCTAAATCTGACCGAAATGTTGGAACTTTTAGACGAAGAAACATATGCCTACTTCCTCGCGTATGGAGAGCTACCTCCAAAAACTGATAGCTGATACCCACCAAAGATTAATCGATTTACCGATTACCTACCCAGACACCCACCTAACAACCAAATGGCTAACAACCGCTACCAGTTCACAACAACCCTTGAAGGCTTCATCCGTGTTGATGAGGACGGAGGAAAGTTCAACAACAGGGGTTTTGAGTTCACCATCCCTGCTGACTCACTAAAAAAAATTGAGGAAGATCGAATTGATCTTATCAACTGGATCAAATCAAAAGACTCCAAACGCCTTGCTGATGGCTTACCTCCCTGGAGTGATGCGGGGACAATTAAATACTATTACGGGCAAGGAGATGGCAGCCGCAAGCCAAAGCCTGAACCCGTGTTTGTGGACTCAACGGGAGTTCCTATTGAGCAAGCCGTATTAAAAAATGTCCGCAAAGGGACCAAAGTCAACATCATTCTCCAACAGAAACCCTTTGCGATGGGTGTGTTCAACACGTCTGTTCGAGTAATTGGTGTACAAATCATCGAACTGGCTACCGGTAACGGTGCAGTTGATTCAGGCGACCTGTCCCCTGATGAAGTTGCTGGCATGTTCGGAGTTGTAAAAGGCTTCTCACAGTCCGACCCTTCTGTCCGCAAGGCAGAGGAGACCACAGGAGATAGCGAAAGCTACGACTTCTGAAGATGAACTACCGCTCCGGCCTCGAAGAGAGGCTGGGAAAGTTTCTAGACAAGACAGCTACTCCTTACCTTTACGAAGTAGAAAAGTTTGATTACATAACGAAGTCCAAATATACCCCGGACTTTTTCTTACCTAATGGCGTAATCATAGAGGCAAAAGGTTTCTTCAAGCCTAGCGATAGGCGGAAGATGTTAGCAGTTAAAGAAGCTCACCCCGAACAAGATATCCGTTTTGTATTTCAAAGGAACAACACTATTTCTAAGAACAGTAAAACCACCTATGGAGATTGGGCTGATAAGCACGGTTTCTTGTGGTGCATATTCCCAGACATTCCCCCTGATTGGCTCGTATGACCTCATCCACTTTTGAAGACACGCTCATCTACAGAGTCGATCGCTTTGTGCAATCGCTTGAGGCTGAGGGTAAAGAATTTGAGGTGATCCTCGATGCTCTCCTCGAATATGTAGACGTCTGCGATGACGTCTTTGGAAAATGAATCCGAATTTATCCGCCATGAACCGTGCCCAAATTGCAGTAGCTCTGATGCTTTCGGTGTATACACTGACGGTCATGGCTTTTGCTTTTCTTGTGGTCACTGGACACCGGGCTCCGAATACCAGTCCAATCCACCAAACACACATCGCCGAATGATTCAGTATGACGGGGACTTTGCTCCCCTTCGTAAACGCAAGATCACAGAAGAGACTTGCAAAAAGTTCAACGTCAGGCAACAGGGACCGGCTCTACGGTTCCCTTATTACTCCTCCACTGGTCGCGTTGTGGCCTACAAAGAACGGAGTCCTGATAAAAAGTTCACTTGGACAGGTAAGAACGAAGAGCACCAACTCTTTGGCCAACATCTCTTTGGTACTGGCAAAACTATTGTTATTACTGAGGGAGAACTAGACGCTCTAAGTGTCTGGCAAGCTCGTCCTAACTGGCCTGTAGTCTCTGTCCCTAATGGTGCACAGAGTGCTCGTAAAGCCTTGCAGCATCAGCTTAACTTTCTACTCGGTTTCGATGAAATCGTGTTGATGTTTGACAACGATGAGGCAGGCGTGAAGGCCACTGAAGAGTGCATCGACCTCTTTCCGTCTGATCAAGTATTCATGGCCACTCTAGGCCAATTCAAAGACGCCTCAGATGCGATACAGGTTGGTGATGCAGATGCGATTAGACAATCCATCTGGAACAAACGCTCTTATGTCCCTAAATCAATCATAGATGGTAGAAGTCTTTTTGATCTCGTATCTTCTCCTTTGCATGGTAGGGATGCTACTTACCCCTTTGATGGTCTTAATGAGATCACCGGAGGAATACGACTAGGTGAGTTAGTAACTCTGACGGCTGGCTCGGGGACGGGGAAGAGCACCCTATGTGGCGAAATAGCCACTCATTTAGTCAACCAAGATCAGACCGTCGGATACATAGCACTCGAAGAGAGTGTTAAGCGTACCGGCCTAAGGCTGATGACAGTTGCCGCAAACAAACCCTTACACATTGACAACCAAATTAATGATGAACTCTTTCGTAGATCCTTTGATAGTACTCTCGGGTCTGGTCGGCTTTTCCTTAGGGATGGTTTCGGCAGTTGTGATCCTGACAGCCTTTTAAATGACATCCGCTATCTCGTTAAAGCTAACGGGGTGCAGTGGGTAATCCTTGATCACCTGAGCATCTTGCTGTCTGGTAATGACAACCAGGATGAACGTAAGACCATTGATCTGACCATGACCAAATTGAGGTCGTTTGTTGAGGAGACAGGGATTGGAATGCTGCTTATCTCTCACCTCCGCCGACCACAAGGCGACAAAGGTTTCGAGGATGGAGCAACAGTCACCCTCAACTCACTACGAGGTAGTCAGGCAATCGCTCAACTGAGTGATCTAGTCATTGCTCTTGAACGTGACATCCAGTCAGGCGATAACGCCTCAAAGCTTGTCGTGTTGAAGAACAGATTCAATGGACGTACAGGCCCAGCCGCAACCCTTGCCTATGGCCAGGACACAGGACGTCTTCAAACCGCATCAGCAAACCCCTTCACTTCCACTCAGCCAAACAAAGACTATGGCTTCTAAAGCAATCCTGTTCACCAAGGAAGACTGCCTCCCCTGTTCTCAAACAAAACTATTCATCTCTGATGTATGTGATGAGCAGCTTGTTCATGACTATCTAGTTGTAATGAAGAAGGAGAATCACTCAGCTCTTGTAGCTGCCTATGAGTTGGAATTGTTTCCCACCTTGCTGCTAGTTAATAGCCAGGGTGAGGAATCAAATCGAATTGTAGGTGGTAAGAACATCCGTAGAGAACTCCCCTACATCCTCCAAGGATTACAAGAGGCAGGTCAATGAGACTAGTCTTCGACATTGAAACAGATGGCCTACTCCGTGAGTTGTCTGTCATTCATTGCATCGTTGCTCGTGACCTTGACACCAATCAAGAGTATCGATGGGACAACGGAGATATTCCTGGTGGCCTTAAGTTTCTAGGTGAAGCTGATGAGCTATGGGGACACAATGTGGTTGGCTTTGACTGTGAAGCCATCAAGGAATTAAACCCAGACTGGACTTATAAAGGAAAACTATTTGACACACTCATCCTCTCCAGGCTCTTCTTCACCGACTTACTGGACAAAGACTTCAGAACTAAACCTGCCAATATGCCGGCCCAACTTTACGGCCGGCATTCATTGGAGGCGTGGGGGCACAGACTCTCTGTCCATAAGTCCGAGTTTGGTAAGTCGCTCGACGGTGATTGGTCTACATATACGCCAGAGATGCTCGAGTATTGCAGCCAAGATGTGGCTGTATCAGTGCGGGTCTGCCGTATGTTTGAGCCTAAGCTTGAGCAATACAAAGATTGCATTGAGACAGAGCATCGAATTGCGTTGCTCATGGCGTGGCAAGAAAGAGAAGGGTTTCCCTTTGATGTTCAGGGTGCTCAGTTACTCGAATCAAAACTAAGGACAGAGCTAGATCAAATCTCAGACGAGATGCGAGATACGTTCTTGTTTGTTGATGGTGGCCTTTTCACACCCAAACGTGGTAACTCCACGAGAGGTTATGTTGAAGGTGCTGCTATGTGTAAGTTAAAAGAATTTAGTCCTACCAGTAGAGACCACATAGCGTGGGCCTTTGAGACATTCAGAGGTTGGGAAGCTACAGAGCGAACCCCATCTGGTAGAGCAAAAATTGACGATACCGTTCTTAAAGAGATCGGAACACCTGAAGCCCTTAAATTTTCCCGAATCCTTGAACTACAAAAACATCTCGGTCAGTTATCTGATGGCAAAAATGCTTGGCTCAAGCTCGAAAAAAGAGGCAGGATCCATCATTCCTGCATACTTAACACCAATACGGGACGTCAGGCACATCTTAAGCCGAATCTCGCGCAGGTCCCGTCGGCGTCAGAGTACCGGGCTCTCTTCGGTCCCGGAGATGGTCGTGTCCAAGTTGCTTCTGACGCCTCTGGTTTGGAGCTTCGATGCCTTGGTCACTATCTACATCCATTTGACAATGGCAAGTTCTCGAAAGAGGTAGTTGAAGGTGACATCCACACCTCACTAGCTGAGATCTACGGAACAGATAGGAAAACAGGGAAGTCTTGTACCTATTGTTTGATATATGGGGGCGGCAATACAAAACTAGGGCTTACAGCTGGGGCCTCTAAGGCATCAGCAGCCCACAAAGGTAAGGAGATTAGGAAACGTATCCTTGATGGATTAGACGGCTATAAACAACTGTCAGAGGCCATACAGGAACGTGCTACTGCTACCGACACTCTTAAGGGGTTGGATGGCAGACCTATTCGCCTTCAAGGTAAACATCACGCTTCCTTAAATTATCTTTTGCAAAGCGCAGGAGCAATAATTTGTAAATCTTGGCTGATAAGAGCCTACGAACTATTAGACGAAGCAGGCATTGACTATTGGCCCCTGGCATTCGTACACGATGAGCTTCAAATTTCAGTCTCGCCTAACCAAGTTGCAGAGGCTGAGTTCTTAATAACCGCTTCTTTAAAAGACATTGAGCACAAACTTAAATTTAGATGTGCCCTCGACTCAGAGGCACAACACGGAGCCACTTGGGCTGACTGTCATTAGTCCGAACCGACTGGGGGATATAGCTGAGCAATACGTGAAGCTTCTATCTCACTGGAAAGGCTGCGAGGTCTTCCAAAACGTCGGCTGTACGGGGCAGACAGATATTGTCATCATTCACCCAGAACGCGGGCAGCTGCAGATTGATGTCAAGTGCAGGACCTGGAGTCAAGGCTCTTGGAAATGCGCTAATGCCTTCATCGTCAATAAGCCCGTTTATCCAGTAGCTGTAACGCCTAAAGGCGATATTGCTGGCTGGGAAATCTCCTGGATTAGAGGCCGCATCCCTAAAGGTTGGGAGGACTTCTGGTCTAATGACAATCGCTTTTACAAAACCACTTCCACTCAACCACATGAACCCGCTTCTTTTAATTGATAGCGACTACTTCTTCTACAGAGCAGCTCAGGCCGCTGAGTACGAGATGGACTACAGCCAAGATCTCACCGTCATTGCAGGAGACTTCCGTCGCGGTAAGTCAATTGTCAATCAGGGTCTAAAGGATCTGAAGACACGGTTCGACTCAGACAACATCCTTCTTACATGGACGGACCAAACCAACTTCCGTAAGACTGTCGACCCTAACTACAAAGGGAACAGGACAAAGCGTAAGCCTTGTGGCTACCTCAAGCTTAAGAACTGGGGTATGGAGACTTACCCCTCCGTCATGTATCCCGGCCTGGAGGCTGATGATGTAATGGGGATCTTGGCTACCAATGGCAGCCTAGAGAACTTTGTACTTATCTCTCCAGATAAGGATATGCTTCAAATAGCTTGCCGTATCTACAACCTTAAGGAAGAGTTTACCCAGACACCTGAAGCTGCTCACCGCAAGTTGTACGAACAGGCACTCACAGGGGATTCATGTGATGGCTATTCCGGATGTGTCGGAGTTGGCCCAAAGCGTGCAGGTGTGATCCTCGACAAGGTGAAAAACGGCGACTATTGGCCCGCAGTCATCAAGGCTTTCGAAGAAGCTGACATGACTGAAAAAGATGCACTCCGCAATCTTCGACTGGCCCGCATCCTGCAAGCAGAAAACTGGGATGCAGAGAATCAACTACCCATACTTATTAACCAATGAGACTCACAGAGAAGGAGCTGTTTTGGGTAAGAAACAACTTACTCAGTGAACGTAGCTTTAGGGATCAACAGCTCCCATGTAATGCCGTTATCTGGGAAGACTGGAAAGACTCCTTTTTAAAAAAAATCACTGACGAGCTTTACTATGAGTAAGCAGAATCCACAGCACTACCGCACTGGCTCTATTGAGCCTTGGGATTACATCGTTGACCAGAGGCTTAGCTATCTGGAAGGCAACGTAATCAAATATGTCACCCGAGCAGGTAAGAAAGATAGCGAGTCACGACTCGATGATTTGCTCAAAGCACAAGCCTACATCCACAAATTAGTTACCACTGAATTAAACAATGTTATTCCAAGCACCAGATCTGATGGGTCAAGCGATCCAGTTCAGGAAAGTTATGAACCAGCCTATTGCGACGGAGAATGCTGTCGTCCACACCTTACAACTGAGGCTAATTGTTGAAGAGTTTGAGGAGTTTGCTAACTCTTGCGGTATGTCATTTACTCAACTTGAAGAGTATGACACGCAGGTTGAACCTGACACCAACCAACTCAAAGAACTAGCTGACCTTGTATATGTCTGCTTCCAATATGCAGCTGCTAGAGGATGGCCATTAGATGAAGCTCTAGATAGAGTTTACGGCTCCAATATGTCCAAGCTGGTCGATGGTAAACCCCTGCGTCGTGAAGACGGGAAGGTGTTGAAAGGCCCTAACTACAAACCACCTTACCTAGAAGATTTAGTTTAATGTCCAAATACATTGCAAGAACAGGTCGAGTTCAGAGCTGGCTCGATAACCCTGAATCAAGGCTCCCAGTGTCATGCACTGTGTTTGTTGTAGAAGACTCTATGGAGGGTCCAAATGGAATCGAAGCATCATGGCGATTCGTTAGCCACGCCTTACGGAATGCCGCTGGAGTCGCTGTCCATTTATCTAAACTCCGTCCAAGGGGTACAGAGAATGGAAAGGGTCTCGTCTCTTCAGGTCCAGTGTCGTTTGCAAGGATCTACTCTGGACTTAACGAAACTTTAAGGAGAGGCGGACACTACAAAAATGGCGCTTGCGTTATTACATTAGACCTCAATCATAAAGACGTAGAGGAGTTCGTAGACGCTACCCGTCAAGAACTTCCTTGGGTCAAAAAGTGTCTACAAGTTACTCCCAAATGGTGGCATGAAACCAGCGAGCTTCTCAGAAATAAGATCCTACGAGGTATCCAATCAGGCGACATCTGGCTCTCGAAAGTCAAGCATGATCAGAATGGTGAGCGAATTTTTTCGAATGTTTGCCTCGAGATCTTCCTCAAATCCAGAGGCACCTGTCTCCTTGAACACGTCAACGTTGGTAACTGTGAGATTGACGGGCTTGTCCCCGCTTTCACTCAAGGTATGTCCAACTTGTGCGGCCTCCATTCAAAGACAGGTGTCGGAGCAACTGGAGAATACCTCGCCCCTGAGGAAGATAAGCAAGTGGGCCTTGGAATCCTTGGGCTTGCCAACTTTCTACGGCGTCAAGGTGTTAGCTACGCCGCCTTCGGAGAAGCCTTAAGAGATTTAGATGACCTTAATAAAGACTGGACTCCTGCTATCTGCCTTGCTACTGAGCTGCGTTCCGCCATTAATGTCGCTGCTAACATTGCACGTGCTCATGGGATGGCGAGAGCCTTTACTATCGCTCCCACAGCCTCCTGCTCCTACAACTACACAGACCTCGACGGTTATACAACCTGCCCAGAAATAGCACCTCCTATTAGTCGTCATATTGATCGTGACTCAGGCACCTTTGGAGTCCAGAGTTATGACTATGGCGATGTGGAGATTGCTAGTGAGGTTGGTTGGGATGCATATAAATCAGTAGCTGATGGTATTTGTCAGCTCTTTACTAATACCGGCCTCTTCCACGGTTATTCATATAATTCGTGGAGCGACGTAGTTACATACGATCAGGCTTTTATCGAGGATTGGTTTAACTCTCCTCAAACCTCGCTCTACTATGCCCTACAGGTGATGCCAGACACACTCCGAAAGGATGATGTCACATCGATCCTTGATGAGGACTACCACGATATTTTTGGAATAGAAGAGGAGGACAACTTTTGTCTTTCTTGTGCAGAATAAATGTCTAAGTACACACAAATCTTGTCTAGGAAAAGAACCTGGACCCCAGTAGCAGTTACAGCGGGCGAGCTAAAGCCTGGATCGGAGGAAACAATCTACCGATGCTTAGCTCTCCGCGCGCTCGAACTTCCGGTGAAAGAGATGTTGGCCCAAGGTCTTGAGCGCCACCTACCTGATGACCCCGGAGTTCTACCCGCACTTCAATCCAACATGGCCGATGAAGACAAGCATGATCGGGCTCTCAATTTTATCGTTGACGTTCACGGCGTTAACGATGGAGCTGAAAGGGAGGCCGAAAGAATCCGCGAGGCTTGGCTCAGCGATCCGTCACATCCGATCCTCAAGACGGCAATTCTTGAGCGGTCAGTCTTTTTCGTACTCCTACCCTTCTTTAGGTTTTGTGGAGACGTCGGAATCCGTACAGTTGCCAGCGACATCTCACGGGACGAGCAGACCCATACGGCTCTCCATGCAATGTGTGCCCACGACATCGGAGAGAAGACCACACCTGCCCTCAACAAGCTCCGACGAGCCACTGTTGCTTGGGCTATGGATAAGTTAGGCCACTCCTCAGACAAGCACCTTAATAAGGAGTTCTGGATGAGACAGTCGGACTCTCTTTATCATCAAGGTAAAGCCCCAGGACTCGTTGAAACTCAGCGAGCCAGGATGCCTTGCTTCTTTGAAACATCTAACGTTAATTTACCGCAATATGGCTGATTTAGAAGCTGATGATGTCTTTGGGACTGGAACGCCCCTAGATAAATTATGCGATGAACTGTCTAATATGTATCCACCCACTAACCCTTCGCCTACTGATGATGACCGATTGATAATGTATCGATCAGGACAACGTTCAGTAGTGGAATATATTCTCGCTAAAAAAGAAAATGTGTAGTTCTCCTAGACCCCCAAGCCAGCCTAAGTATGAGGCCCCTGAACCACTACCTGCTCCACCTCCTCCAGCACCTCTACCCCTACCCCCACCACCAGCTCCACTCCCTCCAATGGTGGCGGCCCCTCCAGCCCCTCCGGTTGCTCCACCGGCTCCACCGCCAATGGTGCCCATGATGCCTCCTCCTCCTCCAGCTCCTGTTCTTGCTCCTCAGGCTGCTCCCCCTCCGACTCTTACTGGTCAGGATGATGAAACTCCTGTAGTGAAAAGACGTAAGTCAAAACGTAAGGAACTACAGCAAGCTTCCGGTGGAACTGACGCTTTGAGGATCCCTCTGGATAAGTCAAAAGCAATTGGTGCCGGTAAAGGTAGTACTGGTTCAACTGGTTTAAATATTCCTAAATAACAAATGAAAGACTCTGCCCAATCGAGATATCAATTTCTCACATCGGACAGGGAACAATTCCTAGAGATGGGCCGACGGTGTGCCTCCCTTACGATCCCCTATCTTCTTACTGAAGAAGGGTTATCGGAGGGTGGTCCCTTACATACACCGTGGCAGTCTGTTGGAAGCAAGGGCGTAAATGTGCTCTCATCCAAGATGATGCAGAGCCTATTCCCCATCACGACGAAGTTCTTTAAACTTCAGATTAACGATGCTGAGCTGGCTTCTATGCCAGACATGGATGCAACAGTTAGATCTGAGATCGATCTCTCCCTCGCCAAGATGGAGCGGATCATCATGCAGCAGGTAAGCGAGTCAAATGACCGTGTGTACCTTCATGCTGCTATGAAGCACTTAGTAGTAACAGGCAATGCACTTGTGTATGCCGGGAAGAAAGCCCTTAAAACGTTCCCCCTAGATAGATATGTCATCAACCGAGATGGCGATGGAACAGTAGTAGAGATCGTCACTAAAGAAGTAATTGCACGGGAGTTACTGCCCGCCGAGTTCCAGAAGCCTGCTGTTGAGCGTGATGCCAATGCAGTCGGAGAGGATGGTCCAAAGTTCGGCGTGGTTGACGGTAAGGGACGCAATGGTACTGATGACGCTGTTGTCTATACCCATGTAACCCACTCTGATGGCCAACACAAATGGCATCAGGAATGTGACGGTAAGGTATTACCAGGAAGCAAGTCTTCTTCCCCCATTGGTTCATCCCCCTGGCTTCCCCTCCGCTTTAATGTGGTGGACTCAGAAGCATATGGACGGGGACGAGTAGAAGAGTTCCTAGGTGATCTGACCAGCCTTGAGTCTCTGATGAAGTCCTTGGTCCAAGGTTCAGCAGCTGCTGCAAAGGTTGTGTTTATGGTTAGTCCTAGTGCTACCACTAAGCCACAGTCTTTAGCCCAAGCTGCAACAGGAGCAATTATCCAGGGTCGTCCTGATGATGTTGGTGTAGTTCAAGTTGGTAAGACAGCAGACTTCAAGACAGTTCAGGACATGATCTCAAACCTCACTCAGAGGCTCTCAGATGCGTTCCTTGTGCTGTCTGTTCGACAATCTGAACGAACTACCGCAGAAGAGATTAGAGCCACCCAGCAAGAGCTTAACGAGCAGTTAGGCGGTATCTTCGGTAACCTTACCGCAGAGCTATTGCAGCCTTATCTCTCACGCAAGCTACAGCTATTAACACGATCAAAGAAGATCCCATCCCTACCTAAAGGCTTGGTTCTTCCTACCGTAGTGGCTGGCCTGAATGGTATTGGCCGTGGTCAGGATCGTCAGGCATTGATGGAGTTTGTAGGGACTATTGCACAAGCAATGGGGCCTGAAGCTTTACAGGCTTATATCAATCCCCAAGAGTTCCTCAAGCGTCTTGCAGCTTCCTCAGGTATTGACAGCCTTGGCCTAGTCAAAGGTGAAGAGCAATTAGCTCAAGAGAAGCAGCAGGCACAGGAACAAGCAACACAACAACAAGTAATGGGTCAAATAGGTCAGCTCGCTAAGAGCCCTATGGCCGAACAAATGATGGGACAACAAACAGATGACGGACAGCAACAACCAACCCCCGAAGCGCCGCCGAGCCCGGCAGGGTGACGGTTCTTTTAGAGCCGATAATCCAGCAACCCCTCATAACGAGGCCTGGGAAGCAGTCGACTTGGCGGGAAGTGTGTCCACAAAGGAAGTAAAACACACAATTAAACAAAAGGTAGGTGGTACATCTGAAGCCACCCCTGGTAAATATTCCAAGAAAAAAAAGATCCGGCCCACCTTCGGATCAGTCACTACCGTATACAACTAAATTATGGCTACCACCACCTTCGATCCTTCAGAAGGACCATCACCCGAGCAGATTGCTGCTGAGACATCTGCTTTGGAGCAAGGCGAAAAGATCGCCCAGATGCAACAGGAGGATCGTGATCGTGCATTCCAACAAACAGAAGGCGAGAACGATGACGTCAGCCTTATTGGGGGGAAGTTCAAATCTCAAGACGACCTCCTAAAGGCCTATGAGCAACTTCAACAGAAGCTAGGGCAGCCATCAGAAGAAGATACAGAAGAAGGCACAGAAGAGTCTCAAGTAGATGAGGTCTCTGAAGACGAAGCCCCTGTAGAAGAAGCTGTAGAGGTTACCGAAACTGTCAGCTATATGCATGAGCTGAATAAAGAGTTTTCAACTCAAGGTGCCCTATCTGAGGAGGCTGTTGATCGATTGTCTTCGATGGATTCTAAGGATCTAATTAAGGCCTATCTTCAATATAATCAGCAGGCTCAGTCAGCTCGAGTACAACAGTCTGAGATTGATTCCATTCAGGAATCTATCGGTGG